CATTCGCCAGCCTCGCGCAAAGCAGAAGGCATGTCAGGCGCGGTGTCCTCGCAGTAGCGACTGCCCCTGCCACCGAGCCAGAGAGGGGGACTCTCGTCAATGATTCCGATGGGGTCCATAATAATCAGTCTCCGTTGTTTTGTTATGCCTGTAATCTAACGCCGAGTGCTGCCGCTGTCAAGAAAAAAATTATTACTCGTTCTCCTTTCTAAGCGTGTAAAGTTGCACCTTACATAACAATGAAAGTTGGCCATTCCAACTCGGCACTGTTATACTATCTACCCGCTCAACCTCCCAGCCCTCAGCAAGACGCTGATTCAATAAATCAAGCAAACATACCACGCCCATCATTGGGTCCACCCCTTTGCCAATGGGCACTACTTCTCGCTTATATTTGGTCATCGATTTCTCCTTTTCATATCTTGGTGGTGATGATATAAGTGCTCGGCACTTTGACGCAAAGCTGTCGCGTAAAGAACACCGAGGACACCAGCCCATCCAACAAATAGCAAGGCCCCGTTAACGCCGCGAATTGTCTCACAAAGAATGCGTTTACGAAAACTCATTTTGCCACTCACCTCGACCATATGACTTGTTGCAGAAAGTACACTCATCTCCGTCTTTCCACCAAGAAAAGTGCCCGCATTTCATCAACTTAGGTCCGATCTTGGTCCCCTTTGGTAAAGGCTTATAAGGGCAATTCTTTGCAAGATGTCCTTCTTCCTTACAGAGACTACACTTGATCTTTTTTTGCTTCTTTTTCTTTTTAGCCTTAGCCTTTACCGGCTTCGGTGCTACAGACGCAGCAGTACAGGTGCGCCTATTGTGCCCTGGCTGTCCGCATGCTCCACAAACCCTCATATGTCAACTCCTTCTGCATAGGGTAACCGCCCGTCCCGTAAGTGTCAAGTGGGCTCTTTTTACAACTTCGCCATAGCGCAAGTATCTTTGTCGATTGTCCAGAAGACTCGCTTAATCCCAACATGAAGCATCGCTGCTGTACACATTGGGCACGGCTTGGAGAGACGATAGGTGCTATCTTTGCCTACACGACAAACATATATGGTCGCACCCTCCGTGATATTTCTGTCAATTCCAAGAATTGCACCCAATTCGGCGTGTAGGGTGGCGATTCCCTCTTGCCGGGTTCTGAATCTTGCCCCAAAAGAACTAAAACTCTGCTTATTGCAAGAACTATTGATTATGGAGCCGCCTTTTACCAAAATGGCACCGTGCTGAAACGGGGATTCCTCTGAGCAAAGCGCAACTTTGCGAGCAATATTAAAGTAACGAGAATTTCTTCCCTCGTATTTTAATATTCGCGTGGCCTTTGGGCCAAAATCATATTCCTCGGAGGGGTTAGACATTTTTAAGCGACTTAGAGTGAACCCATAAAGCGTTACCCCTATAGCCCCAGGCTGGCACACTCCCAAAATCAGACGGGGCCTTGAACCACCTGACGCAACAAAAGTCCACTTTTGGGCTCAGGCACGGGCCATTATAGCGCTTGCTCCAACAATTATTCCAATCCCAAAATGCCTGCAAGATTTCCTTACTGACATTGGGGTTGATATCTTTAATTTTACTGTAGATCTCGGTCTGCCCGCTGCGGATAGCATTCATCCGTGTCATGTAATCACGATTAGAATTCAAATCTCCTGAAAAAATATATTGTGGGTATTCCCTATCGTGCAACATACGCCAAGCATGTGTAAGATCGAAGCCGGTATACTCATTTATATCTCTCACTCGCTGCAAAACAATTCCCTGTCCAGACACCTTTCGCCTTGCAAAGCAGACAAGAGAGCCTGCCTCAATTCTATTAGCCATTTTCTTCTCCGTTTATCTTGCTCACGATTTCAAACCCATCGTGAATCATGTGTAATATTTGATATGTCTTGGTATCCAGCCTGACCAAAACGACAGACATTGGATCAATTTCAGAAACCTCTATTATTATTCCGTAGGCCCATATTGGGTCGCTGGGTAAAACTAATCCGTCAGGGGGAGCTTCGAAGAACTTGTAGTCTACAATCCATCTTACAAGGTCACCGATAGAAAGTGGCTCCACATAATAACTATGTCATTCTTCAGTTGAAAGCAGCTTTGCCCTGAGATCTTCAAATCCGCCAACCAAAAACTCCTCTGGCCCATCTTGGTCAAAGAACGTTTCAGTTACAATGGGATAAGTTTTCCACCCCCAACTATTTTTGATATATTCTCGATATGCCGGGGACCAATCCATATTAACCCAAGCATACTCAACTTCGTTTTCCATACACCATGCCTGGGCACGAAGGCACCATGGGCAGTCAGTGACCCCATAGATGGTGTACATTAATCAAGCCAGCGAGGCTCTTCTGGCATATCTTCCCATTCGTATACCATGTCCTCGCCAAAAGTGTTTTCACACTCAACATCGCCATACATTTCCATGAAGGCGAAATGATCATAATCTCCCATGTCTATTCCTTTAATTTAGTTTTTAAAATCTTGGCTCGGTGTTGGCCGCCCTGGAGCATAACCACCACGTCGCACTTAGAATATAACATGTTGCGGAGCGTTGTCAAGTCAGGATCCGCCCAGCCGTCGTCGGTGCGGACCATTACTCTGCTTTGGCCCCGGTTCGCCAACTTAATCGCGTCACGGTACGCTGACGATAGTGAGGAGTAGACACCATGAAAGGTATCATCGCCTTCAAAAAGGCAATAGATATAAATTTTTGTCACTTACCACACGCTTTGCATCTTGAGGTAAATTTGTCCTTTCTCTCTTTTATCCCTATCTTTATTTTTTTGAAGTTCTCGACCTTATCCTCAAGCACCCTTCCGTTATGCATAACTTTAACGCGAGTGCCAGTAAACGCGCCGCACATCACGATTGTTTGTGATGGTATATAAAGCAGGTATTCTCCGGGGTGAGGATAGTCCTCATCTGTGATATCATAAAATTTCATCAATCATCCAGGGTCATAGATTGATCGTAGGCTCTGTATTTTAATCTTGTCAGCACATCAAGTAGGTCATTTCTTCTCAAAAGTTTAAAGGCTATGTTTTCTGGGCTGAATTCCATCTCTTCTGTTTCAAGTCCTGCTTGCCTCATAGAGCGTATTTTATTTTTTATGCGGTCAACGTGCCGCATAACTTTTTCAAACTCGCCAGAATCGAACAGGCGCTCCACAGAGGCTATCTGCTGCTCTATATCTGACGCCTTTTTCTTAGCTGTATCCAAATCGATTGGTTTTTCAATTTGCTCAGGGTGCTGTATCCATTCATCATTGACAATTGAATAAATACCCGATGATGAATGTGCCTCATCCACGTCTTCAACATAAAGTTCGACTTCGTAGCCCTTGATTTTTATATTGTGTTTGTCGTTCCAGCGGAGACGCTTTGAATCAAACATCGCCTTAACAAGTTCCTTGTTGTCATCAATATCTGAAAAGTCCACAACGATGTGCAGATCAATATCAGAATACTTTGACCAATTATAATTTGCTAGAGAACCAGTGAGGCGAATATCCTTTATTTTAACGGAGAATGGCAAGTTACCCACAAAATCTTCCGCGATCTCAACCAGCCTATCTTTTAGTTTGGGCCTTAATTGTTCTCCAGACCAAAGTTTGGGCTCCAATTCTCTATTTGGCTTGAACCCCTCTGGATCAACCTCCAAGACCTCCTCAAAACGATAGTTATCGGTTCCAAACGGCTTAACATTTGTGGTGTATGGGCTTCCGCTCGCCTTATTCTTTAAACCGCCTGCTTGGGTATACATTTTGCCATTAGCGCGGCGCTGGTTCTTGTAGCGTGTTTGGGCAGCGTTACCAGTTATTTGTGAAGGCTCCATCTTCTTTTTACTATCAGATTTCTTCCGGCTCATTGTTTTTTACCTCACCTGTCGCAGTATAAATAGTCTGACGACCGTCATCGTATGTGATAATTGTGCCGTTAGTTGGGTGCGAACTAACGTGTATCTTAACAAAATCATCAAAATTATCAAAGAAAGCTATGCTGCCGCGAGGCGCAGGGGTCAGCCAGTGTATTACTGTGTGTCCGGTTGCAAATAGACAACCCTCGATCACTACGCCCTCGCCAGAGATGCCTGTCTCATCATTCTGGC